ACGTCGGCGGTCACGGCTGGCTCCGTTATCGTCCACGTCGTGATTGGCTAACAAGGTACGGCAGGGTCTGCTTCGGCGGGTCCTGCCTTCCTTGCCATAGGAGCCCAGCATGCCCGCCATCAAGGCCATTCGCCTCGTCCCTTTCCAAGTGTCGACGTCGGCGGCTACGACCAGCCCCGCTATCGACCTTGATTACCGTTTCGACGGCACGCCAGTCCGCACCTTCTTCGTCCAGAAGAGCGCCGCTGCCGGCCCATCCATCTTCCTCGAAGCCGCGCCAACCACTGCCGGCCCATGGATCGCCTTTGCTGAAGTGTCCGCTAACGCGGCCAGCACGGTCGTTCCCTTCAGCCTCGACGTTCCCTTCGTCCGTACCTCCTATGCTGGCGGCGGGCCGCTCGTCACCATCTACGGGGTGGTGTAACGGAAAGTAACGACCGTGGCAACCAGCGGCACATCCAACTTCGACCCTACGTTCGATGATCTTTTGCAGGATGCTGCCGCGATGGTTGGCGGCGGGCCCGTCCTTGCTGACGAACTGATCAGCGCCCGACGCGGCCTTGACTACATGCTGACGGACCTTCAGAACAAGAACGTCCTCCTGCACAAGATCGAGACCACCATCGTCCCGGTCTCCACGTCCGTCTCGTCCCTGACTTTCGACCAGACCATCTCCGACGTCCTCGTCGCTAGCATCCGCACCTCCACCACCGACATCCTCGTGGAGCGTGACGGCTACGAGCGTTGGGCCGAGATCCCCACCAAGTCCCAGTCCGGCCGCCCGACCCGCTACTGGTGGGATCGCCGCCGCGCCTCCAACGTGATGAACCTGTGGCCGGTCCCCGACCAGACCTACACGGTCGTCCTTACCATCCAGAAGAACGCCGAAAGTACGTTGCGCGCCTTCGACAATGTCGATGTGCCGCGTCGTTTCATGCCTGCCCTCGTCTACGGTCTCGCCTACTGGATCGGTCTGCGCCGTGGCACCCGCGTTGACGCTGCCCGCCTGACGCTGCTGCGCGCCGAATACGAACGGGCCATCAAGGACGCCATGCGCGAGGACCGGGAACGCGGCAAGGTCTACATCAGGATTGGCCGCTGATGCCCTACACCTACACCACCCTCACCAACGACGTCATCGCCAACATGGAGGAGGACTCCGAGGAGTTCGTCTCGGCCCTGCCCTCCATCATCGAGCGCGCCCAATCCCACTTGCAGCGCCGCCTTGATCCTGTCAATATCATCACGTTCACGGAAGTCTCGGTCAGCGCCTCCTCGCGCACCCTGACCCTGCCGTCCAATCTGCTAGTCCTCAAGTCCATCCAAGTCTGCGCAACGGGCGGCTGGAATAACCTCCTTGAGCAGAACAACGAATTCCTGACTGCGTACTGGCCGGACTACACGTCCTGCGCTCCCGCCAAGTACTACGCGCCCAAGGACAACGCCACCATCTTTCTGGCGCCGACACCCCACTCCAACACCACGGCCCTCATCGAGTACATTCCGCGCGTGACGGTCCTGAGTTCGGCGCACCCGACCAACTACTTTGCGACCTACACGGACACGGCCCTGTTCGCGGCGACCATGCTGTACGCCAATGCGTGGACCAAGAATGCCGGCGCCGTTACGCTTTGGCAGGGCATCCTCAATGAGGAACTGACGGCCCTGAACATCGAGTCCAGCCGGGCTCGCCGCTCCGACACCGTCAACCGCTACAATGGTTCGCCTGAGAACACCATTTCGGGGCAGCCCTAATGTCAGTCCTCGACATGTGGTCGGTCTGCGACAGGTGCGGATTCGACTACAAGCGCCGGGACCTGCGCAAAGAGTCTACCAAGTTCGTGGTCTGCTATTCCTGCTTCGACGGCATCTACGACAAGAAGAGCCACCCCCAAAACAGGTCGCCAAAGCCGCGCCGCGAACTCCAGCCCGTTCCTGATGGGCGCCCTGACCAGACCAACTATGGTTCCTGATCATGGCCCTGCAAGTCTGGTCGCTGTGTGATAGGTGTGGACAGAAGTACTATCGCAGGCAACTCCGCAAGGAATCCACGGGCCTCGTCGTCTGCTCCTCTTGCTACGACGGCGCCTACGATCTTCGGAAGCACCCGCAGAACAGGCCGCCCCGGCCACGCCTAGAGTCCCGCAAAGTCCCTGACGGCCGCCCCCTTCAGAGCCTTGACAACTACCTCGCTCAAGAAAACGCCGCCTATCTCCTCACCGAAGACGGCTCGAACATCCTGGTCACTTCCGTGGTCTGGAGCCCCTCTATGAGCAGTCCAACTTAGGATTCCTCACATGGACGTCAAGCTTGTTTTCGACTTCGTCTCTACTTTCCTGTGGCCACTTCTGTTGGCTTACGGCGCCTATCTGCAACGGGAGCTTTCGGCTGTGCATAAGAAAGTCGATCACCTCCAAGAGCTTCACCACGGCCACGTCGCTCAAGTCAACAAGGACTTCGCCACGCGAGAGGTTGTCTCCGATCTTGAAAACAAGCTGACAACTGTGCTAAATAGAATTGACGACAAAGTAACACGCATCCTTGAGGAGCGCAAGTAATGCCCTCGACTTATGATCCCCTCCTTCGTCTAGAACTCCAAGCGACCGGCGAGAACGCCACCACTTGGGGTACCAAGACGAACAACAACCTCGACCTGATTGCAACCGCAGTCGCGGGCATTGCGGTCGTTAGTGTTTCGTCCGGCGACACCACCCTGACCACGGCCAACGCGGCAACCGACCAAGCTCGCGCTGCCATCCTTCTCGTGCAGGGCACCCTGACGGGCAACGCCAACATCATCATGCCCGCCTCGCCGAAGACCTACATCTTCATCCGTCAGACTAGCGGCGCCTTCAACGTGACAGCCAAGCAATCCGCCGGCACCGGCACTGTCCTGCCGCCTTCTGGCCCTGCCCTCGTCATCAATACCAGCACCACCAGCATCGACCTGATGGCGGGCCTGCTTGACAACTACGGTGTTCGGATCACCGAGACCGCCTGATGTCGGCCACCTTTCAGGACCAGAAGCTTACCGAACTAAACTTCCAAGTCGGCGTCGTCAAGGAGAAGACCCAACTTGACGCTGGTGGCTTTTGGACTGACGCCGACAAGATCCGCTTCCGCTATGGGCGCCCCGAACTCATGGGCGGCTGGCAGCGCGTCGTCGACCCCTCTGAAGATGCCAAGATCTTCGGCGTCCCCCGCTACCTGACATCGGTTCGCAGTCGAGTCGGTCAGGCCGCAGCCGTCATCGGCACCAACGCCGGCCTGTTCTCCAGCGAACTGTCCACCTTCTACAACATCACGCCCATCGTCTCGACGCTTGCCTCCAGCAATCTACTGTCCACTACGGCCGGCTCCAACAGGGTCGTCGTCTCGGTCTCCAATCATGGCCTGACGACTGGCACCCTCATCGAAGTCGTCTCGGCCGCAGCTACCATCGGCGGCAACATCGTCATCAATGCGGTCTCCTCGGTGACGGCCACCTTCCCGGTCAGCGTCATCACTTCCAACGCCTTCGCCTTCGACGTGAGCCTCACGGCAGCCGCAACCTCTGTAGCTACAGGCGGTGCCATCACCATCGGCTTCTCCTACCCGGCCGGCAACATCTCCACGGTGTACCGCTCGGGCTGGGGCATCGGCGTGTGGGGCGGTGCATTCGGCTGGAGCAGCCCCGCTGCCCCGTCGCCTGACCCGCTGCGCCAGTGGTCCCTTGATTTGTGGGGCACCGATATCATGGCCGTTCCTTCTGGCGGCCCGCTCATGTACTGGACCACCAGCGCCAACATCGTCAGCAGGGCCACCATCGTCACGGCCGCGCCCTCCATCAACCAGATTGTGCGCGTCGCCTCCGAAGCCAGGCACGTCCTCCTGTACGGCACCCACGACGTATCCGGCAACTACAGTCCGCTGTTGGTGCGCTGGTGTTCGCAGGAAGACTTTACGGACTGGACGCCGACCGCCACCAACACCGCAGGCGACTACCCGCTGCCGAGCCGTGGCTCCGAGATCCGGGTCGTCAACCGCATTGGCGACAAGACTGCCATCCTGACCGACAACGACCTGTTCATTCAGTCCTACATCGGCGGCAACGACGTCTTCGGCTTTACGGCTGTGGGCGAACGGTGCGGCGTTATCTCGCGCAATGCGGCCGTCGAGTACAGCGGCACCCTCTACTGGATGTCCACCAATGGTCAGTTCTTCCAGTACGACGGTCGCCTCCAAGCCCTGAACTGCACGGTGCTGCGCTACGTCTACGACAGCCTGAACGAGTTCCAACTCGACAAAATTTATGCAGGTACCAACTCGACCTTCGACGAGGTCATCTGGTTCTACACGTCCAACGACTCGACCAATGGCGAGAACGACCGCTACGTCATCTACAATACGCGCGAGAAGCACTGGACCATCGGCACCATGCCCCGCACGGTCTGGGAAGACATCGGCACCTTCACCACCCCGCTGGCCATGAACAGCAATCCTTATGACCTCTTCTATCAGGAGACCGGCTACACGGCCGACTCGTCCGTCCTCGCATCCAACCTTGAGGGTGCCTACTTCGACCAAGAAGCCGGCGACAACATCTTGTTCGTCAACAAGTTCGTGCCCGACTTCAGCAACCTGTCGGACAACACGCCCTACTCCGGCACCCTACAGATCAGCCTGAAGGCGCGCAAGTATCCGGGCGGCCCGGTCATCACGAAGGGTCCCTTCAACGTCACGGGCACCACCCAGAAAACCTCGCTGCGCCTACGCGGCCGGGAACTGGCCATCCAAATCCAGTCCTCTACCTCCTCCGACGTGCCGTGGCGCATGGGCCAGTTCCGCGCAGCAATCGAGCCTGACGGCCTGCGATGACCCGGCGCATTTCCTCCCGCGTCTTCCCCGACGCACCCGCCGAATGGGACGCCTCCTCGCGCGACGTGTGGAACCGCCTCATCAAGGTCCTTGAGCAGAGCGACCTCTTCGATCCGGGCCGCCGCACCCGTCCCCAGTTCATTGTGCAGGGCACCGTCTCCGCACCCCTGACTGTCGACATGCTGAACCCCTCGGTCACCGCCCTCACAAACGTCGTCGGCAAGCTGCTATTTGCTTTGCAATCCAGCAACTTCGTCGATGTTCGCTAGGTTTATTTCTTGATAAGCCTATGCTATAATACGCGCTAGAAGGTCGACATATGTCTGGAACCCTGTCCACCCGCGTATACACGCCCCCCGCCCTCGGCTCCTTTGATCCTTATACCATTGGTATTTCAGGCGGCATTCCTGCGTTCTTCGGCTACCGGCAGGGCGACCCCCGCGCAGTCATAGCAGCCGAGACCACCGCCACCCCAGTTGACGGAAGCGATGGTGGCGGCGGCGACCGGCGACCGGCTGCGACATTTGTTCCGACCCCGCCTGCCGTTACCAACATTACAGGGCCTGCCGGCGGCTACTACGTCCAAGACCCGGACGGGGTACCTTTCTCGCCTAGCACCGGTAGCATTATGCGGGATCTTAGCAACATTGCTGGAATTCCAGGCTTGGGCATGACCATGCTGAGTCTGCTGTCGGGTCCCGCCGCCATCCCCGGCATCATGGCCGGCACCGCCCTGTCGTCTCTCAGCAGCAACCCCCGCGTCACTGGCATCACAGGGGGCCTCGGCGACCTGATTAGCGATCTGGGCCGTACCCCCGAAGAGCGTGCCGCCCGCGCCGAAACCTCCCGCGACCTCAATGCGCTGGCACAACGGGACACCGAAGCTCGCATGGGCATCACGCGAGAAGACTTGCCCGTCGTCGAGGCTGTTCCTGCGCTTACCGGCTTTCCAGCAACCGCCGCTCCGGCCGGAACTGCGCCGCAGGCTGCTGCCGCCCCGGGCGTTGGCAGTGCGTTTGGTGTCGAAGCTGCCCCGGCAACGGGGACGGGAACCCAAGGGGCCGGTTCGCAAGGTGGCCTTAGCAATCTTGGTACACCGGGGCCGGGCGGTCCCACCAGCCAGCAAGCCCAGACAGCCGGCCCCATCGGCGTGGACGCTCCGGCTGCCGGAGTGCAAGGTGGCCTCTCCAACATTGGCGCCCCCGCTGCGCCCTCCCCCGCTCAAGACGCGGCTCTCAATGCGGCCCTCGATGCCCTCACGGCAGCCGTAGATGCGATGCAGCAGGCACGAAGTGCTGAACTTGATAATCCAACCGCAGCAAACGTGCAGGCGACGCTAGACGCACAACAAGCTGCCGCCCAAGCCCAAAGCGTTGTTGACGGCCTTTTGAGTGCAGTGGCGCCTACCGCTCCCCAAGAACAAACACTCACGGTGACGTCCCCGGTCCAGTCTCTTACCACCGTTTCGCCGGCACTTTCCAGCCTTACCGACGAAGTCACAACTGATCTCGACACACAGACCGAAGCCGAAGCTCAAGCAGAAGCGGAAGCTCAAGCAGAAGCCGAAGCTGCCGCCCAAGCCGAAGCCAATGCCGCTGCTGCCCAAGCCGATGCTGACGCACAAGCTGCCGATGCTGACGCGGCTGCCGCCGCTGACGCCGCCGCTGCTGCGGATGCCGCTGCCGCTGCCGACGCTGCCGCTGCCGGTGAAGCAGGCGATGCAGGCGACGGTGGAGATGGTGGCGGCGGGGATGGCGGTGGAGGCGGTGACGGAGGCGGTGGTGGCGACGGTGGCTACGCTGAAGGCGGCCTCGTTCGCTTTGCGCGGGGCGGCGTCGTCCAGCTTGAAGGCGGCGGCAAGGTGGCCATTGGCCCCGGCGGCGGCCTCGACGACCTGATCCCCACCTCCATCAACGGTCGCCGGGCTGCTGCCCTGTCGGACGGCGAGTTCGTCATTCCGGCTGACGTCGTGTCCATGATGGGCGACGGTTCCTCCAACGCAGGTGCGCGTCGCCTGTACGATCTCGTAAAGCAGATTCGCCAAGATAAGACCGGCACCTCCAAGCAAGCAGGTCCGCTACCCGTCGGCGAAATTCTTAAAAGGAGTATCGGCCGATGAGCATTTTCGGCGACATCTTTGGCACCGGCCGCCAAACTACCACCACCGGCACCACCCCGCAAGTCCCCGCTGACGTTGAAGCCGCGCGCCGCGATCTGCTGGGCCGCGCCCAGACCCTTGCCGCCGAGCCCTTTCCCCGCTACAATCAGCCCCGCGTCGCCGGCTTTACGCCTGACCAGCTTGCTGCTTTCGAGACGACCCGCAACGTCGCAGGTGCTGCTGGCGCCCTTGCGCCCCTGACGCCGGAACTTACCCGCGAAGGCATCGCCGCTACCCGTGGTCTGGCGCAGCGCCTGCCCGACGTCAACATTCAAGAGTACATGTCGCCCTACCTACAGGGCGTCCTCGACCCTGCGATCCGCGACATCGAAGAGCGCGCTGCCCGCACCCGCCTTGAGTTGGGCCAGCGTGCCGCCCGCACCGGCTCCTTTGGCGGTTCCCGTCAGGCCATCGCAGAGTCCGAACTTGAGCGCGGTACCCAGCGCAACATCGGCGAAGAGTCCGCTCGTCAGCGCGCTGCCGCCTACAACCAAGCCCTTGCGCAGTTCCGCCAAGATCAGGAGCGTATCCCCCAACTATACTCGGGCGCTCTCGGTCAACTCAGTACGGGTCTCGCCCAGACTGCCGGCCGCCTCGGCACGGAAGCCCAGCCCCTCCTGAACATTGGCGGCATGCAGCAGGCCCTCGGCCAGCAGAACCTCGACGTGCTTCGCCGTGCCTTCGAAGAGGAGCGCGACTTCCCGCTTCGCGGCATCGAAGTTCTGCGCGGCGCCCTCGGCATCACGCCCTCGTCTCTCGGCATCGGCAGCGTGCAGCAGCAGTCGGCACCCGGCCCGAACGTCCTTGGCTCCGTCATCGGCGGCCTCACGCAGGTGCCGGCTGCTTTCAAGGGCGCGTCGACGCTTTACAACTTCTTTACCAATCCCTTCGGCACCTAATCGCGGCAGGACCCTCTCATGGTTGATTTCCCCGAATACTATGAGCAGATGCAGTCGAGCCTTGCGCCCACGGCTGCACCCACACAGGTAGCCCCGGCACAGCCCGCTGTTGTTACGCCTAATGCTGCCGCCACCACCACCACGCCTTCCACCCCTGCACGCCCGCGACCCGCTCCGGTCCAGCAGAACGAATCCCCGGAAATGGCCAACGCGCTCGAACAGTTCCAAGCCGCGTATCGCGAACGCCTTGCCGCAGCCCGGCCCCAAGGCCAGCTTTCGGTTCTCGACATGCTGCGTAAGCGCATGGCCCGCGACATGGAAGGCGAGGCCCTCCAGCGCGTTGGTGAATTCGGTGCCGGCATGCTCGCCTCTGGCAGCCCTAACTTCTTCACGATGCTTGGCGCTGGTGCCCGCGCTGCCCGTGAGGGCGATGTCTCCCGCATGGACCAGCTTCGCCGCCTCGCCGAAACCGAACGGCAGCAGCAGGAACTTGAGACGCGGCAGGCAGCCCAGCGCGCCGAAGAGGAATATCGTCGCCAGAGCCTTACGCTTCGCGAAAGAGAGATTGCACAAGGCAACCGTCCGCAGTATACTGTGGTTGGCCAAGATGCCAGAGGCAATGCGGTTGTTGTGGATATGCGCAATCCGACCCAGCGTCAAGTTCTTGAGGGCGTTACGCCCGCGCAAGTCGCTGCTCAAAATGTCCGGTCGGATCGGACAACCCTCATTCGCGCAACTGCGGCCGGGGAGCAAGCTGTGCGAGACGAAAATAGGCGGCGCTCCGACCGCGCAGAACAGGCCCTTAGCCCCTCTGAAGCCGAACAAATCTTCCAGAATGCCTTTGAGCGTGTTCGCCGCTTCGGACAACTAGATGCTGGCGCTGGAGCCGGTGCCCCTACTACATCTGGTGGCGCGCGACCGAGCCAGACGCTTCAGTATCCGCGCCCGCAGCAGTAAACAATGGCCAACGGGATTTTCGACTTTACTCTTCCCGACGGACGTGTTATCCGAGTGGAGGGCGCCCCCTCCGAAGAGGCAGCCTATGCCTTTATGGATACGCAGTGGCCCCGTCTGCGCCGCGAAATGCCCATCGAAGGCTTCGGCGAAAGCTTCGGCCAACAGTTCCGTGGTCAGTTCGGCGCAGTTCCCGGTGCTGCACAAGCAGGCGCTGCCGCCGTCGGTTCACCCGAAACTGCTGCTGCCCTTGGCCGTATCCGCGAATTCGTAGCACCCGGCGATACCCGCCCGGGCACCCGCGCCCCTGAACTCCGCGACATTGTGCGCGATCCCATCTCTGCCCTGTCCGCATATGCAGGTCAAGCCGCAGGCGCAGTTATTGGCGGCGCAGCAGCCCCCCTTGCAGGCGCTGGTATCGGCTTTGTGGTTGGTGGTCCAGGCGGCGCAGCTACCGGTGCAACCGCTGGTCTGTTTGGCGGCTCCATTCTCGGCAGCGTTGACGAACTATATCAGGGCCTTGTCGCAGAAGGCGTTGATCCGCAACGTGCTGGTGTCCTAGCTACGACCGCCGGCTCTGCCATCGGCACCGTAGAAGCGGCAGCTCTTGGCCCCGTTCTCAAGCGCATCATGGGCGGCCAAGTCAGCGACGCTGTCATCGACCGGGTTGCGGGGCGTCTCGTCGGCGGCCGGGCAGGCGGCGTTCGTCAGACTGCGGCTCTCGGTGCCGGCGGCGAAATGCTGGGCGAAACCGCACGCCAAGGTGTCATTGCTGCGCAGACCGGCAATCTCGACCTGGCTGAACGTGCAGAGCGCGTCGTCGAGTCCGGTCTTGTCGGCGGCATTGCTGGCGGCGGCGTTGGCGCTGGTCTCCGCGTTACCGGCCGCGCTGGCCCGGCTCCCGGCGCAACTGCTCCCACTGCCGAACAGGAAGCTGCTGCCCTCGAAACCCTGCGGCAAGGTACGCTGCCCGGCGAAACCCCCATCGAAGGCGCTCCTGCTCCCACCGCTGCTGCTCCTGAAGCCGGCGCTCCTTCACGGCCTGCTCCCCTTACGCTGCCTGATAGGCCCGAACCCTTTACTGATGTTGAAGAGGCCCGTGCTTTTCTTGCCGCAAATCCGGCGGTCGCCCCGACTGTCATGCCCACCCAGGCGGAAGGCATCCTAGGCGCGGCCAACAACGCCCGCATCGAAACGTGGAACGAAACCGTAGCGAAGACGCGCGAGACGGCTATCAAGGATTTTTTCCCGGCCGATCCGCAAACAACCACAATTTCTCCGGTCGAAGCGGTCAACAACATTGCTGCCGCCGCCAATCGTGGCGACCTAGGTTTGCGCTCTTTCACGCCCAACGAAGTTGCTCGCGCCGCCCTCACTTTGCGCGACATTGATCCGGGCCGCGTCACCAAGACCGAACTCCAAGAAGTCACCAAGCAACTCAACGCTCTTGCTGCCACGGGCGCTATCCGCCAGAACACCGTCGAAGCCACCACTAAAAAAGGCAAGAAGGTTATCAAGCGTGAGCCTTCCTACTCCATCAACTACGGCGCCCCTACCCCGTCGCAGCCTGCACCCGCGCCGGCACCCACGCCAGAAGCCGCTCCTGCAACCGGCGCTGTACCCCCGACGCCAGAAGGGGCGCCGATCCCGGAAGCTGCGCCAGCACCGCCTGCCACGGAAGCCGCATATGCAGAATGGGAAGCCCGCCGCAATGCCGCTGGAAATGCCGCGCTAACCCCGGACGAACGCAGCCTGCTGCTAATGGAAGACATGCGCGATGCCGGCTCTCCTCTGCCGGGCGTAGCGCAGGTGCGGGAAAAGCGTGCGGCTGCGAGCAGAGCGTGGGAAGCTACAAACCCCGCACCAGTAGCCCCTCCTGCAACGGCGGCAGCGCCCTCTCAACCTGCTGCTGCTGCTGCTGCTGCTGCTGCACCGCCGACGCCGCCTACTCCTCCGGGCCCACCGCCCCAAATGACGGAAGCCGAGAGGAAGCAGATCAACGATCCCATCAACGAGCCTATCATCGGCTCCGTGATGAACTTCTTCGCTTCACCCGTCATGACCATAACCAAGCTGTCGCGCAACTTCGCTCCGGTGCGTACAGCCTTTATGAAGTTTACTGCTGTCGAGAACTTCTACAAGGATCGGGCAGCCGCTGCGCACAAGCCGATACACGATCTCAGCGACGCTTCCAAGCAGAAGGTAATGCTGGGCCTCGACAACGCGCGCCGCACCCGCAAGGAAGTCAACGAGGCAGACTACACCGCCGAAGAGATGGGCGCAATCCGCGCTTTCCGCACGCACATGAACTTCATCTACGACGCTGCCATTGACGGCGTGGCCCGCAAGTATTTCGACCCTGCCCTCGCCAAGAACGACGCCGACCGCGCCCGCCTGCAAGCCTTCCAAGACCAGCACACCGGCCAGTTCCTTAGCGACATTCCCGACGCCGCTCTTGAAGCTGCTTCGCCGGAAGGTGCCGCCCTGGTCCGCAAGTACAAAGCTGCCCGCGATCCGTTCTATTTCCCGCAGCGTACGCAGGGCACTCACTTTGTTGCGGCCTACGAAACTGGCAAGAAAGAACCTGTCGCCCTCTACGCCTACACCCCGCTGAACGCTCTTCAGAAACGTCGTGGCTTTGCGGACCCGGAAGCGGCAGCAATCCGTAAGCTGCGCGAAGAGTTTCCGAACAGCAGCACCCACCGCGTGATGACGTCCGGCATGCGCTTCGAATACAATGAGCGCGCCAAGAGCCTGAAGGACAACGCTGACTTCATCAACAAGTACCTCGACCGTCTGCGTGATGTCAGCGGCAAAGAGGGCAAGCGCGTCCTCGACCAGATGGGCGCCGAAATCGACAAGGCTACTATGGACTCCTTGTTCAAGCCGTACAAGGGCATCCTGCGAGCCGTCACTCCCGAGAACGCCGTCGAGTACGCCAGCAGCTATCTGCCCGCATACTACCTGACGGCTGGTCGCCTCAACGCGCGCCTCCTCACCAAGCCCGACTTCGACCTCGCCCTCAAGCCGCTGCGTCCCGAGAACCGCGACCGCTTCCAAGAAGTCCTCGACTACGCGACTTCGCCCTCCGAAGCATACAGCACGGCCCGCGCCTTCACCTTCTTCCAGTATCTGGGCGGCGCCCTTGACACCGCAGCAGTCAGTGCGCTACAGATCCCCACCGCCGTAGCTCCGCGCTTTGGTCGTGATGCTGGTGTCGCGCAGGGCACTCAGTATCTGACGAAGGCTCTGAACGATTCTCTTTTCGACAAGGCTATCCTCAGTGTTCTGAAGTCTGACCAAGCCTACGCGAAGACAATCGCTGACAAGCCGGGTCGCCGCGACGAAGTTCAAGTCCTCAAGCGTGCCATTCAACGTGGCGTCCTGCGTCCTAGCACCGCCTTCCAAGCACAGGGTTCTGTATCGGCAGCCGATCTCCGTACCGCCGGTATCGCAGACAAGGACGCTGTCAAGTTCGCCAACGGCATCAACACGGTTGTCGATCTGGCTGGCCGCCCCCTTGCTGCCATCGAAGAGTTTGGTCGTACCGCCACCTTCATGGCCGCCTACCGCATGGCGCGGGATAACCCCTCCGTCATCGAGGCCGCGAACCGCTACGACAACACCAACTATAAGACCGCCGAGGACTACGCTCAAGGCGTCGTGTTCGACACTTGGTACGCCGGTTCCAAGATGGATGACCCCGGCTTCCTCCGCGACTACCCCATCCTGAACCTTGCCACGCAGTTTATGCGCCCGGTCTTCAAGTTCACCGAGACCATTATCCGCGACGCAACCAAGACTCTCAAGGGCATGGCCGCAACCGACTTGACGATGGCGCGCATGGGTGCTATCTCTGTGTTCGGATCGCTTGGTCCCCTCGTTTTGCTGGGCGGTCTGTGGGCGCTTCCGTTTGCTGACCTGAGTCGGGAACTGCTTGAGCGCATGCTCAAGACCTTCTTCGACAACCCCCTTGACCTGCGCCTTGAATTGGATCGGGCAATGGGCGGCGGCTTCTTGGGCGAGGCAGCTAACTTCGGCCTGCCTTCCGCTTCCAACATCGCCAACCTGTCGAAGCGTATCGCCGTCGATCCGATCCCATCCGACACTCTATTCGACTGGAGTACGCTTGCCCTCATCGGCCCGGCCGGCGACATCCTTCAGCGTATCCCCCGCACCTACGAGCATTGGAAGCGCGGTGAATACTGGGAGGCTGCGGCTTCCTTCCCGCTCACGCCCCGCGTCATTGGCAACGCCATCAAAGGCACCCAGCTTGCCGTCGACCAAGAGCAGTTCACTCAGGCCGGCACCCGCTTCATTACGCCCGAACTCTTGGAGCGTGTCGATAGCCGCCTTGCAGTGCCCGCTTCCGTTCGTCAGGCCATTGGCTTCCCGGCACCCGAACTTGCCAACGAGCGTGAACTGTGGCGCCGCGCCAAAGTCATCGACGATGCTACTGATCGGGCAAGCAAGTCCATCACCATGGAGTTGTCCCGCATTTATCTGCGCGCCTTCGAAGCCCAGCGCCGTGGTGACATGGCCGAGAACGCCCGTCAAGCCGAAGCCCTGCGGCAACGCCTCCAAGAGATCGCCGTCGAGCAGGCAGAGAAGCCGTCCCACCTACAAGTTCGCCCCAACCTCCGAGCAGCGATGGATCGCGCCCGCCAAGACCTGCTTGGTCGTAGCGACCCGCGCGTTCTTATCGAGGAAACGCGCCGTCAGGCTCGACCGGCTCTGCCTCCCCTCATCGAAGAGATGCGCTGGCGCGACCGCCAATAGCCTAACATAGTTGTTGACAGTTGTGGGGCGGAATAGTATCCTATGCCCCATGACAAACTTCGCCTATTACATCGGCGTGGACCACCGTGAACCGGAGGCTCTGCGCGTCACCGAATCCTCGGCCCGTGCCTATGCCAGCAAGCCGCTGACAATCAGGCATCTGGAGCATCTGGACCTGCGCCGCCGCC